AAAAATTATCTTTGTGCAAAATATGATGTTGATTCAATTGGTAAGGCTAATGGTGGATATGGATGTTGGGAAGAGTACGACAATTTAGTTTGGACTTGGGTTGATGGGATAATTAGTTTAGGGTATACTATTGTTTTTTTAGGTCATGCAAAATTAGATAAAAAGAAAGACCAATATGTTATTGAAGGAGATGAAAGAAATATCAAACCCATTAGAGATAATGCAGATATAGTATGTTATCTGGAATCTAATGGAATTGATGATAAAGGAAAGGTTATTCCCTCTTCAGCTTATTTAGCTGAAGCAGATGATTATTTTGCTAGAAGTAGATTTACATATATGGATACATATATTGAAGAATTTTCAGCAGAAAACTTAGAGAAGACAGTTATCGATGGTATAAAAAAGCAAAATGATGCAGAAGGTTATACTGGAGTTAGTTTTGAAGAGCAACAAAAAATCTATGGAAAAGTTGAAGAAACATTTGAAAGTGTAGTTGAGGAAATTAAAGAAATGTATGCTAAATTGGATGAGTTAGATTTAGTAGACGATTATGTTCAAATCGTGGAAGAGCATCTTGGTAAAGATGGAAGAGTAGGAGAAGCAACTGCCAAGCAATTTGAAGCTCTAATTTGCATTAGAGACGACATTGAATCTAGATTAGAAGAAGTTCAATAATAGCATAAATAAAATAGGGGGTAGTTTCATCTACTCCCTATTTAAAGTAGAGGTGATTATATGGTTACAAAAGTTATAAAGGAAAAACCACCTAAGAAATTAAAATGTACTATATGTGAAGAAGCATTTCTAAAAGAAGAAACAATTATTAAAAGTCAAAAAAGATATTGTAAAGTCTGTTTGGAACTTAAAGAAGAAGAATCTGCTCTGTACAAAAATGATTGGGATTTACTGTTTGATTATATATGCAAATTACATAATATTGATAAACCTACAGGAATGATGTTTCAACAAATGAAAAACTATAGAGCAGACTATGAATATACTAATATTGGCATGTATTATACTTTACAATATTATTATAAAATTTTAGAGAATGATGTGTTAGAAGATACTGGACTAGGAATTATACCTTATTTTTACGATAAAGCAAAAAAACACTATAATAAAATGTTTAATCTTCAAGATATAGCAGAAGAGTTTAAAGGAGAAGAGAAATCAATTCAAATAAAAACTAAAATTGCTGATAAGTTATTAATTGCTAAAACTCCTTTGCCCTTGAACTTTAATTGGGAGGAGCAAAATGAAGACAACTAAAAAACAAATTGAAAAATATCATGATAAAAGAACTTCTTGTCAAGTATTAGGCTGTATAATGAAAAATCCTAATTTATTAAAAGATAAAAAATATGCGTTAAACCTTGAAGATTTCCCAAATGGACTACACCAATTAATTCATACTTGTGTATATAATTTATCTCTTCAAGGATTGAATGAAGTAAAGATAGCAGATATAGAAACATACTTAAACACAAACGATCCTAAGTCGTATAAAATGATTTTTGATAACGAAAAAAATATTGAATGGTTATCAGGGATATATGAGGACGGTAATAATACAAATTATGAATATTACTATAATAAATTAAGAAAATTATCGCTACTGAGAAGTTATATGAATGAGGGTACAGACGTATCTGGAATCTTAGATATGGATGAGATAGACCATATAATTATTAAGCAACAACAAGAAAAATTTGAATCTATGACATTAAATGAGGTTCAACAATACTTTGATAGAAAAAATTTTAATGTTAAAGAAAAGTTTTTAATAAGAGACTCAACAAAACGAAGAAAAGCTGGAGACAATGCAGATGAATTAAGAATAAAAATGAAGGAGTCTCCTTGTTATGGATACGGACTAGAAAGTAAGTATTTAAATACGCTTACTAGGGGTGCTTTAAAAGGTGGTTTTTTCCTTGAAACTAGAGATAGTGGAAAAGGTAAAACCCGTGTAGCTATCGAGAGATTGCTTTTGATATGTTGTTCTCATCTGTGGGATTTTGATAAAAATGATTTTGTTCCCAATCCAAATGGACAAAATAATGTTGGATTATATATAGGAACAGAAATGAAAATCTATGAAGAATTAGAACCTATGATGTGGGCATTTGTTAGCGGAGTAGAAGAATTTAAGATTAAGAAAAATATCATGACAGAAGAAGAAGAAATCAGAGTCGATAAAGCTATTGAATATGTTAAAAATACAAAATTGTTTTTAGAAGATGAACCAAATTATGACCTAGCATACATAAGAAATACAGTAGACAGATATAAAATCAATGAAGGATTAGATGCTTTAGCCATTGATTATCTAGAATTAACTATAGCATTAACTTCTGAATATGTTCAATTAACCAAAGGAATGACTGCTAGAGAAGATCAGGTATTATTGAGCCTTTCCTCTAATACAAAAACATTAGCGACCGATTACGATATTGTTATTTTTGGATTCACTCAGACAACAGATGGAGCAAGAGTAGATGGGTTCAGAGATCAAAGAGCAGTTAAAGGAGCTAGATCACTTCCAAATAAGTGTGACGTAGGCATTACCGTATTTGCACCAACAAAAAAAGAACTTGATTTTATTCAACCTTTAATTCCAAAAGCAAAAGGATTGAATAAAACCATAATTCCCAATGTGTGTTATACAGTATATAAAAATAGATTTGGAGAAATTACAGAAGAAGTAAAAATATGGTGCTATCAAAACTTAGGGAATATGAAAACTATTGACTTATTTTGTACAAATAGAGACTATGAACCAATATCGATTGATAAAACATTAATTGAGTTAGAAGATAAAGTCATTTGAAACGAGTGATTAAATGAACAGAGATGAATTAATTGAGTTGGTGACAACAGAAGATGTCGTTGAAATCTTAAAGAATTTGGGTTCTGATAATCCTAGAAAAGATAAGAATAATGACAATGCATTGCTTTTTTCAACTGTATGTCATGGAGGAAATAGTCATAAACTTTACTATTATATAGATAGCAAATTCTTCAAGTGTTATACTTCATGTGGATCAATGAGTCTTTTTGATGTAATTATGTCAGTTAATGATATTACTTTTCAAGAAGCATTTTCTTACATTTGCAAGTTTAAGAATATTACTGATTTCAGTAAAAAGAAAAAAGGTTTACAAAAAAAAGAAGTGGAAAATGATGATTTAAAATTTTTAAAACTTCATCTTCGTAAAAAAGAAAAACAATTGGTGAAACTTCCTTCTTATAATAAATATATATTGAATATGTTTGACGATTATATGCCTTTATCATGGCATTCTGAAGGAATTATAGATGAAATTGCTGATATCTTTCAAGTAAAATTTTATATGAATCAATTTAAATGTATAATTCCTCATTTTGATATTCATGGTAATTTGGTGGGCATAAGAGCAAGAAATTTTCTACAGTATCAAGTGAATAGTGGTAAGAAATATATGCCTGTGACAATCCAAGGACTAAACTATAGGTATCCAGTTGCTTTCAATCTGTATGGGGTATTTCAGAATCAAAACAATATAAAGAAAATAAAAAAAGTAATATTATTTGAGTCGGAAAAAGCAGTTATGCTTTATGGCAGTTATTTTGGTCAAGAAAATAATATTAGTGTTGCATTGTGTGGAACAAATTTGAGTTTATATCAAAGAGATTTATTGCTCTCTTTGGGTGTTGAAGAAATTACAATTGCCTTCGATAAACAATATCGAATTGAAAGCATGGACGATACAAATAATATAGAAGAACGCATTGAATATATAAATTATGTAAAAAGATTATTAAAATTTACAAAAATGATTTCACCATATTGTATTTTATATGGTATTTTATGTTGGGATAACCGTTTAGCATACAAGGATTCTCCGATAGATAAAAATAAGGAAACCTTTGAACAGTTATATAGAGAAAGATATTTATTAGATGAAACTGAATTATTAGATATTATGGAAAATGAAAGTGGGAATTAGATGAAGAAGGTAGATAGAATTGGAGAAGTAAATTACAATACTTATGGTTTAGCAATGAAAATCATAGAATATAGCAATTGTAGAAATATGGTTGTTCAATTTGAGAACGGATATATTGCTCCAACCTCTTATCAAGTGTTTAAACAAGGGCAAATAACCAATCCATATTTTAAGAGTATTTTTAACCAAGGGTATTTAGGATTAGGAACATTTAAAACTGACAATAAAGAAGGGAGAAAAAGTAAAGAATATCATGCTTGGACTCATATGTTAGAACGATGTTACAATGAAAACTTCCAAGAAAAACAACCAACCTATAAAGAATGTTTAGTTTGTAAGGAATGGTTAAACTTTCAAAATTTTGCTCAATGGCATAAAGAAA